GTTGGCGTCCCTGGCATAGCCGGCCCGCTCGATGTGGTTGATGTAGCTCATCAGCGCGCCTTGCATCAGCGCCATGGCGAAGCGACCATGGTCGCTGTCATCAGTCTCGACGGTCACGATCATGGTTCGGCGCATATCACTCTCCCGCGTTGGTCAGGGGACGCACGCGCTCGATCACGCCGGTGCGCTCGATGTCGATGGGGTTGGGATAAGCGCCCAGATCCTCGCCGACATGAGCGGGCAGCCGCTCGATGTGATGCACCCGGCCGCCGCGCACGATGGCGAAGTCCAGGGCAGAGGCGAGCATGTTGTGAAAGTCATTGAACAGGCGGCGGGTCCATACCCAATCGCCATTGGGAAGTTCCACGGTGATTTCGTAATTGGTCATGCTCATTTCCTCACTCCTTGGCGTGTTGTATTACGACTGTCGTATTTGTCATCGTCGTTGGCAACCTTGTCGGTGACACACAAGGGCGCCCGCGCGCGCCAGGCCAGGCGGCCCAGCTCACCGGCCTCGGCGTACTCGCGCCAGCCGTCGCACGGGCCGTCATAGAGCGTGACGACGCTGTTGGCCGGGCGGCTGTACGATGGGTGCGGCGACAGGGTGACCAGCACCCAGTCGATATCCTGTTTGCCCCGCCTGACGTTGTGCATCCTGATCTGGATCGAGCCGGACCAGGACATGACCTCGGACGTCATGCCCGATGCGGTGCAGCCCAGCCGCGTGGCCTCACCGCGCGATCCCTGGATGCGTGCATAGAAGCGTGCCATGTGGTTCCTCCTTTGATACGACTGTCGTAATTACCAGCTCGCATCCCATATCGCTTCGAGGCAGCCGTCCAGATCATGCAGCTCGATGCGCTGGATGACGCGCGGATCGCGCGCCACCATGGGCACGGCGGCCAGCGACATTGGATTGTGGCTGGCGGCCGCGATGGTGCGCCGGCCATCACGCCACCACACCACGATGGTGTAGGGTTTGGTGCTCATCAGGTGGGCACGGTCCATGGTGCGGTCGGCCCGTCGCACGCCAGGCACAGGCGCACCCGGTAATTCGCGAACTCACGAACGGGTTTGCGATAGTGGCAGCGCACACACATCTTGCTGCGAGGCAGCACGAGCGGCGGCTCGCGATCGTCGGTCATGTGCTCGGCACGCCAACGCTCGCGCATGTATTTGCGCCAGCCGTCGCCGGTCATGGTCAGGGCGGGGACGGGTAGCTTTGGCTGCGCCGCATGGTAGAGCGCGGACTTCTCCTGATTGCGGACCTTGCAGCCCATACAGATCTTGTGGCGCCTGTATTGGTAGTCCGCGATGGGCCGCGCGCGCTTGCACGACCTACATACCTTTGTCTCATCACTGGCGAGCAGGGCCTTGTTCGTCTCCCGCTCCTTGCTGGGTGGCATGTGTCTGTGCTCCTTATACTGGTATAGGTGGTTGGTGCTCGATCCAGGGGAGGGCAGCATATGATGGTTTACGACAGTCGTATATTCCTTCTGTTGGGTGGGTGTCGGGCAAGTTGGCACGGTGTGTGCATGGGGGTCGGTCGTTCCGGGTTGGAAAGAGGGTTAAATAATCTACCGCACAGACAGATAAAAGCAAGAACAGACCGGGAACAAAGGATGTGCCAAATTATATACGATGCAAATAACTCACTGTTATGACTGAATACACCAGCCGTGAGCCTACAGCATCATAAAGTCCAGGGTATAAGACCCCTACCCTAAAATTATTTTCCAATTCGTGACGAAAATTCCCGTGGGTGCGATCGACGCGCGGAACGCGGATGGACAAAGTTTAATAAAAAAATTTCCACGCGCGCGTATGCTCATAGTCAATTATGATTTTGCACTTTATACTATAGCCTATACTTAATAAGTATATCAGTGGGTTAGGTATAATTTTTCCTCCCGATCGGCAGGTTGCGTGTTATTACAATGGGTTAGCGGCTTCGGGCGGGCTTGCGCCCGCCGATACTCACATCCCGCTTCCGATCGAGCGTTACGCCGCCGCTGCCACCGGCGCCGCCATCATCTGCGACAACGTGGCGCGCGGCGTGAGTTCATTCGTTTGCACCTGCGTCGCGTCGTCGTCCTCCGGGTCGTTGAGGATGTCGAACGCGCCCGTCGCCATGCCGGTGTCCGCATCGGGTGGATTGGCATTGACGATGGGCGGCGCGGCCACGCTCATGCCGGGGCTGGAAGGCACCATGGACGGCGTGGGCACCGGCGCGGCCGCGATCACCCGTGCGATGACGCCCGGCGGCACGGGCGCCAGCCGGTGCCCATCCAGCCGGGCGTTCACCTTGTTCGCGTCGGCGGCCAGCATGACCTTGCGCGCGGCCAGCAGTTCCTTCGCCGTGATGGTGGTCAGGTAGTCCGTCGCGGTCTTGACCTCGGCCATGCCGAAGTCGGCGTGGATCTTCGCGAGTGTGGCGATTACCGCCTTGAGGCGCGCGGCGATCTTGTCCTCATCGTGGTCAGGATCATGCTCGATGGCGTAGTCCACGATGTCGCGCTCGCTCTCGACGCGCACATCGCCCGACTTGACCGCGCGAGCGATGCCCATCACGAGATGGTAGAACCGTGACTTGAACTTGTGGACGGGCGTTTCGAGGTTGGCGCGTTCCTCTTTGGTCTCACACTCGGCCATCATGTCCGCTTCCATCTGCCATGCGGTCTGGCACGCCTCGATGATGAGCGGCAGTTCGGCGCGCACCTTGGGCGAGGCAAAGGTTTTCATCTCCGAGATGAACACGCCCACGGTCTTTGCGCTGCGGTCGTCATCATTGCCCTTGGCCGCGCGATCGCACGCCACCTTCAGTTCGCTTGGCGTCCAGTTCTCGGTCTCGGCCAGCGCGGCGATCTCGCTTGCCACGGCCAGGCGGGTATTATTCATACCCGCGCTGAGTTCTTGTATCGCGTCCTGCGCGTCGGCCATCTGTTGCGCCGGCTCGCTCAATGCCAGGCACTTGGCGCGGATCAGATTGGCGATGGTGGTAACGCGGGCGGCGTCAACCGTGTTGGCGTCGGTGTTGTTGCTCTTGGCCATGAGTATGTATCCTTGTTGTTGTGGATTTTACGACGGTCGTGATTGGTGGTCAGCCGCGCGTCATGAAGGTAAACACATCCATGATGTTGGCGCTGTCGCCCGCGTCCATATCCTCGACCAGATCATACCCGTCATAGTAATCCATGGGTTCGTCGGGTTCATTGTCATTGGCCGCGCGATTGATCCAGGCGAACTCATCGAAGTCCGTGCCGCCAAGCGAGAGCGTGAGCATGTCAAGCCACATATGAGTTATCCTTGTGCCAGAGTGGAATTGAGGGTGGGTTCGGTCCGCGTGGTGTGCATGGTGACGGGCTTGCGCCGCACGATGCAGAAGCTCAGTTGCAAGCGGCCGACGCGAAGGAAGCGCAGGCCGCCAACCTTGAAGTAACGCATGGTGTGTTTTCCTTAGTCCTGGCGGATGAAGGCTTGCGGGACCACGCCGATGCCATTGCCGCCGGTGACGGCGCGGCACGCGCCGCCGGAGCCGCCCATCATGCCGCCCTTGCGAGCGAACGTGTACGAGCCGGTCCAGGCACGTTTCGCGGGGTAGTGCTTGACCTTGAAGCCGGTGATATCCACGGGCGTATGGTCTTTCTGGCCGATCATATCAGCCAAAGGCATACGTGTGGCCACGTCCTTTGTGCGGATCGAGAAGCGAGCGGAAGGTTTGTGACGACTGTCAGCCATTGGTTTGCTCCGGTAAAGATGACTAAATACGACTGTCGTATTTACCGGAACAAACACGCTCCAATGGTCGCACGATTAAGGACACGCGCGACCATTGGAGCGGTCTGATAGGATAGGCACGTAAAGGCAATTTAAGGGTCGTTAGTCATGGGACGTTCTCAGTGTTTCCCGTTTTCTCGGCCTCACGCGCGGGGGAACTTTCCATACCCCGCTATTCGACCTGAAAAGCCCACCATTCAGGTCTAGCGTTGCACCTCAGCCCAATTTCTTTCCTCGGCGATGGGCGCCCGGTGATGACACGTATTCGGCTCATGGCGCTACCCATGCACACGTGTCCATATTCGATTGTCAAAGACCCATCATCGTAAGGCGTAGGCAGGGGGAAACATCCTCCCCTCACTATGGTGGCGATGTATTTAATACCGTCGTGAGGGGGGCCGGGACCGGGGGGGACAACTGTCCAAGGCGGGGGCTGCCGAGCCCCGGCCGTTGGGTATGCCTCCCCCACCTGCAGCCCAAAAAAAATACAACCAATACCTACAAAGTATCATACTTGCTAATCCGCAATAACCAAAAAATTCCACCCCATCCCATTTTACTGGTTACGTTATCGTAACGTCGTGGGCACGAACGTCCCGCCCCGCGTCGCGCGGTGACACGGTCCTGGTGGTGTTACGTTAAGGGTGTCGTCATGGTCCGGCGTTAGCCGAACTTTAACCTAACGGTTCTTTGACGAGTGTCGTTAAATCAGCCCGGGCACAGTATTTTACACACAGCATGGATCAGCACGCGGGCCTGAGGCCCCTGGCCGGTCATCTCGCCATCGTCCATGCTGGACATCGCCGCCAGCGCGCGAAACACGCCGGCCAGGGTGATCCCGGACCGGTGCACCTGCCGCGGGTCACGAAGATCGTGATAGCGCCAGATGGCGGCGAGCAGTTCGTCCATCAGCTGGATCTCGTGCTGGTCCTCATCGTCCGTCGGCATTGGCAGATCATGCGCGGGACAGGTGCCCATGAGCGTGAAGGTCGCGCGGTACATGGTCTCCGGGGTCGCCTCGCCGAAGTGCTCGCGCGCCGCCAGCATCGCGTCGGTGATGGCTCCGCCGCCCGGCAGTTCCGGTGGTGTCGTGTTTGACATCTGTTATTTTTCTCCACGGAGGGAAACGGCGGCACCCGTGCGGCGCATCACGAACCGCGATCGCCGGGGTCGATGAATTGGCAAATTTGCGGGTACCGCCGCCAGGCGTCAATTACCAAATTTATACGCGCGCGTGGCTGGCTTGCCATTTAAGCCTGGCTTTGTGCCTCGTTTTGTGCCTGGCAGAACCTGCTAACGACGATTTAACGCCATGCTGATGCCGTGATAACGGCCGCACGAAATACACCATTTTGTCACGCCATCGCGGAACCTTAAGTTGGTATCGTCGTTATCCGCCCCGGACGGATCCGGGACCAGGATCATCCCTGGGCATCCCCGCCCCTCGCGCCCAAACACGGCTCTGGCACACCTCCGTAATGTCCGTTATCGTACACGTAGATGGCGTTATCCACACCCCCTGGAAATACAACAGTCGTGATTATAATTGCGTCTGGCGCGAATTCATGCACAGTTCGCGCGCACGACTCGTGCCCGTCCGTAGCCGTATTCACGACCCGCCGGAAAGGCAAAAAACCCAAGGGAACAAACGTAAGGCCATGGCACGTCCGCGCCCTGGCGAAACCCCTGATGATACCTGGCAGTGAGGACCATCCCAATGAGTATGAGTGCCACCAACCCCCTGGCCCACCCGCCGGTGGGCCCTACCGCCGATCAGAACGGCCGCGTCAAGGAGACCTGGCCGCCGATCCCGCCACTCGACCCCGCCGTCGTCAGCGTGATGGAGGTCTGGTTGCAGGACCACCGCAACACCGCCCGCTCGCTGCCCGTGTGCGCGCCGCTGCTGGCCATATTGTGCGCCCTCGCCGAGGCCGGCCGCGACCACTGGGTGCCGGTCAGGGAGCGCCTCGCCGCCGCCGTGGAGGACTACCGCCAGCTCAACGACCCCGCCCGCCGTCGCGCGGTGCGGCGCGGCGAGTTCCCGGCGACCTCGGTGCATGCCATCGACGCCGCCATATCGACGGCAGCCGGCGTGGGTGACATCGAGCTGGTCTATCGCGTCGAGGACGGCGCCGTGAAGCGGCGCGGCTCGGTGCGCAGCCATCGCTACGCCGTGCCGTCGGGCAAACTCATGGCGGTGTATCGCCGGGGCGTGAAGGCCGCCATGGAGGACACCCAGGGGGGCGGCCAGGACGGGCGGTCAGGAGTGAGCTGACAGTTGCGCTACAGCCGTGCGGGGGGCGCCGGGGAGGGCGCCCCACTTGCGGAACTTACGACGGTCGTATACGACACTCGGCGAGCCGACGCGTCGTACGTTCACAGGAGACCGCCATGGCGACAGCACCCACCACGCCCGCCTCCACCGCCGCCTCCACCGCCGCCCACACGCCACCCAGGGTGCATGCGACCCAGGAAGCACCCAAGGCCGCGCAGGCCCCTGGTGAGCCCGCCGACGCACCCGACGCGCCTGTCATCAATGCCAACCCGCCCGTGTATTCCACGCCGGTGCCGGCGCCCGAGGACCATCCCGAAGCGCGCGCCAAACGCGACATGGAGGAACGGCATGCCGTGATCATGGCCCGGCTGAACTACCTGCGCATCGTCCTGAAGGACGTGGTGTCCGACGAGGCCTATGCCGAGCTGGAACGCGCGGACAAGGCCGCCGACGCCGGTGACCCGGTGCGGGCGGCCACGGCGCTGGCGGCGCTGTCGTGGTCGTTGGGGCACAGGCTGACGGCCGACGACCTCGCCACGCTCAATGCCGCGGTAACCGAACTCAGGGACGAAGCCGCCCGCGTTCCGGCAAAATGAGCCTGCCCAAATGAGCCTGCCCAAATGAGCCTGCCCAAATGAGCCCCTTGGGCCTGATCCTGCTGGTGCTGCTGATCGTGGTGCTGGCCAGCGGGGGTTACGGTTACCGTTCCGGCTGGTACGCCGGCGCGCCGCATTACGGATATGGTATAGGCCTCGTCGGCGTGCTGCTGATCGTATTGCTGGTATTGTTGTTATTGGGGCGGATCTAGAGGCGCACGAGAGGTGGGCCAGCCTCGCGACTGGCCCTCTCCGGCTACTTGTGGTAACCCATCCTGAGCTTGATTTCGATGCTCAGGATAGCCAATATCCATAGCCGGAGCCGCACATGCCTCACTCGCATGGTCGACTCCTCGTGATACGCCGGCAGGCCCATCCTGCCGGCGTTTTCATTCTGTCAGGTATTCAGCCTACGTCCATGCTGCTGCCGTAAACTTCCGCTCCACCTGCTTCGGCCGCCAGCGCGCGATCACCCGGCTCGATAGATCCGCCGAAACCGACAGGCACAGATACTGTAGGCAGTCGGCCACGTCGGACGCGGGATGGTTCTTCTCGGGCACGTCATCGAGATTACCATCGCGCCGCCGTCGATACCTGTATTGGCTCGCCATGGCACGTACAAGTACGGGGCAGCCGATGCGTGAGATCTGGATCGCCGCCTCGCCGGCGATGTGTTGGCGCAGCATCTTCTCGACAGCCAATAACCTGGGTCCGATGTCGTTGGTCGCCGCCGGGTAAGCCAGAAACCCATGCGATTTTAATACGTCAAAGGCGTTCTCCTCGGTGAGCTGGGATTTCTGCATGCCCGCCGGGTCGGCCACCACATAGGACCGCCGCCCGGCGTACTCGCCGGACATGAGTTTTGGTTTCAGGCGTTCAGCCAGCATCTGATGCAAACCGATATCCTCGGTAACGACTTCCTCGAACACCAACAGGCGTCCGTAATTGTCCACCTGGCCGATCAGCGCGCAGGGCGTGCGGCCGAAATCCATCGCGATCGCCAGTGGTCGCTGCGGGTTGACGATCGCCTGCATGTCGTGGACATGAGTGAGGGTGTCGAAACTGCGGCGGAACACCGCCTGGCCGGCGTTCGACGTGCCCCACTCGGAGCGTATTTGCGTCGCGATGCGTTCCTCGGACGAGCCCGACATCGCGTTCTCATAGTAACCCTCTGGTAAATTCTCCAGGTTCTCGGCGTAGGGTCCGATGCCCGACGGTTGATGGAACAGCGCCCATTTCGGGTCCGGGTGGATCACCAGTTTTTCGTGGTATAAACTATCGGTGTCCCAGGGATTTGAGTCGGCGATCAGCCCATACCAGGTGGGACCGCCGTTGAGCTTGCTCGGAAATCGTCCTAAGCGTTCAAGCAGCGCCGAGACGATATCATAAGGCACCTCGCGGACCTCGTTGATCCACGCGCCCGTGAGCTGAGTACTAAGTAACCGCCTTACGTCTTCCTTGGTATCAAGCGGTATCATCACCCAGTCCGAGTGCACCGTCGTGCCGTCATCGAGATCGGCGCGTATCTGGATGGTGGTGTCGGTGACGAAATACCTGAGCATGGGATTAAGATATTGCTGCACGTCGGCCAGCACGGTCTGCCTTAATTGCTGCATCGTATTGCGTATGAGCGCGAAGCGCGTCGACCGCCTGCCGCTGGCGTCGGGCTTCTGCATCCGCGCCCGGCGTAACAACTCCATGATGCAGCCCATGGATTTCCCCGATCCGACGGGGCCGACGATCATCCGCACCAGGTGGTCGTCGAGCATGAACTTCTCGACGGTGGGCGGCGGCACGTAGCTGATGCCGTGGGTCTCGCTCATGAGGCCGGCCAGCGCACTGTCTCGCCGTCCTCGGACCAGGCCTTGCAGGCGGTGTATTGCAGTCTGGCGATCGCGCCGACCAGCAGCCCCGCGTCGACGGTGCCGGACACCCATCCGGTGGTCGAGAGCATGCCACCGTCGATATGGGCATAGGCCAGGGTGCGGATTTCGCCGGCCCGCGCGCGTTCCAGGAGATCTTCAAGCAGATCGATGATGGCCTGGATCGGTTCGTTGGTGGCGACGATGCGCCCCAGCGGGATGATGTTGCTTTCGCTCATTCCCCGCTGACCTCGATCGCCTCGCGGTCGTGCTCGACCGTGGTGATCGTCTCCATCCGCCCGGCGTTCTGGAACATGATGTTGACACTGAACCGGCCGAGGCCCGGGCTGCCGCCCATCTGGCCGGCGTTTTCACGCGCCGTGTGGGGATTACCATCGATGCCGGCGATGCGCGCATGGAGCTTGAGCGCGTCGAGTCGGGTCGAGTCGGGCACCTTCGGGTTGAACATGACCCTGGCCGTTTCCGGTAATGCCTCGAGCACCGCGTGTCCGGCCAGCGTGCGGGCCCTGACGGCGACGTTGTCGTCGGACTCCCAGACCGCCCGGATTTCCTTGATCTTCTTTTTCACCGCCGCGTTGGCAGCCAGCCAGGCGCCCAGCGCCCGCCAGTCGGCGAAACCATAACGCGTCGCGAGCACATCATAGGGCAGGATGTTCTGCGCGATGTCTATACAGAAAGCCCATAAGACAGCGGGAGACATTGTCTCCAGGTCAAGCAGCACCGAGGTCGCGTCGACGGTCGC